ATACCCGTGTTTTGACTACCACTTCTTGAATATAGTGTAGCGTCTTTTTCGGCGTATTCAAAATAATGCATTTATCTCTCCTATAATTGATTACCTACTGAATCACCTATAGCTCTTGCTTCAATATCGGTGTTCGGATACTTCAACTCAAATATACTTGGGTCGAGTGATGGATATACTATACCATCTTTGGTTGCGTAATTTATGTCGTATATGTTTCCTGAATAACCACCTGCAGAAGAATACTTGTTGGTAATCAATACTGAAAGATTTTTTGGATTGTCTTGTGTCGGTGGAACTATCGCACCTACCCCTTCAACAATTGATAGTTCGTATGCTAACTCTTGTATTATGATGGGTTGATTTATCTGCCATCTATCTATGTTGAAAAATTGTTTCGCCCGTTCTATTATTCTTAATGAAACTTCATCCTTATTATATCCTGACCTAGCTATAAAATTTACCTTCATACCAATATTGATGATGTAAGCGTCTTTGATATTCACGGCGTCGGTCATCAATCTATATTGAGATAGGTAGGTTTTTAAATTTTCTTTAACGGCTAAATTAAGATTCATCAACTTTTTGGAGGCGTTATATCCGAGTGTATATAGGTTGAGGGCGTTTGGATTTGGTAGTCTATTGGAAGAACCAGCATCTTGTGCCTTCAATTGGTCAAGGTTTCTCTCATCCATGAAAAGATTTGACTTGACTTCCTTTTGCATTGTTGGTATATTCAGTTGTTCGTCTTGAACGATGTATGCCTTTGCTATTGCTCCAAATTTAGATGGTAATGCATACACCCTTGTGATGTAATCTTCACGAGTCACGCTCCTACCTTGAGCTTGAAAGTAAGCTAGTGCGTTATCTTTGAGTTGTTGTACGGTTTCAGCACCTTTACCACCACTGGCAGGGAAAGGATTGGTGACTGCCACGGAGGCTTTGACAGTTGAGACGAGTGATGCATCTAAACCACTCTCGTCTAATGTTAATGATATTTCGGATAAATTTGAAATACTATCTTGTGTAGCGTTATCTCCTAAACCACCACCATGTGAATACTTTATTGTGAGTGTGGTGTTGGATGGTGCCTGTCCGTAAGCCTCTGTTTTCAAAAAGTTTGTTGGGTCAAAGTTTGTATCCAAGTAAGTTGGACTACCAGGTAATGAAGAACCGACATTATTTGGGTTTGGTACGATTTCTTCATCGAATGAGTCACTCACTCCTGCACCGAATCTTATTTCAGTCCTACCATCCGACCTTATGAATGTCACAAATCTTCTTGGTGTTTTTAGAAGTTTTAAAAGGTATGGAGCTTCATCACTATATTGTGATAATTCAGGATCGTTAGCTGCCACATTTTGAACTGAATCAAATATTGTATCTTGTGCTAGAAATGGAACTTCTTTCCAAGTGTTTCCATCACTATCGGTACAAGATATTATTTCTAAAACATTTTCACTACCCAATATAATTCTTTGATACTTTTTAGTACCACCAAATTCAAATTGTTCCTCAACAACAGTACCACTAACCACACCTACGGTTTTCTTTAATAAATAAAATGTTGGTGCGGTACCTGAAGTTTCATAAATACTGACCGTGGTTGGGTCGAATGAACTTGAATATTTAAAATTGACATTTTCTCTAATTCTAAATGTTGTCGTTCCATTTGAGGCTAATGTTCCCTCGTTTATCTGTAGGGCGTAATTGTAATTTGGTTGTACATTAACTCCACTACCTCTTGCTGGAACTATTTGAAACACATCAAGGTTTGTGAATGATGGACTTGATAACTTAGGCTTGTATCCAAATGATTGTGCCATTTCGAATAATGTTTTTGTGTCTTCGGCGTAGGCTAGTAATTGTTCCTTAAATTGTGCATCAACATAGTAAGACAATACATCTCCCACATAAGATGCCATTTCGATAAACATCATACCTGGTGATGATTCGTTGAAATCATTATATGTGTTTGGATAGTATTGTTTAGCAAAGTCTATCAAGTCATTACGAAATGACGAAAAATCTTTGTTTAGATATCTTACTTCTTTTTGTGCTGGCATCTAACTCTCCTATTCACCTACGAGAAAACTTAAGGTGATGACCTCATGTACTGTTGGTTGAATTGTTAAAGCAAATTCTAAAATTATATTCAATTGATGTTGTTCTACGGAATCCCTTTCGACTTCAATTTTATTTATCGTAACATGAGGTAACCAAAATGCTATCGCCTCTTCTATTGTTGCTCTAACTGATTCCAACAAGTCATCACTCATCGGTTCAAATAATATTTGTAACAGACCACACCCAAAATCTGGCTGTCCAACCCTTTCACCCTTATTAGTAAGTAATAGATTCCTTATATTACTACTTGTTTGAGTGAGTGTTGTAGAAGTACCAGGAAAAAAACCACTACCATCGATGTGATCCATCGGTAATGATACACCAATTTTTACATCAGGATCTAAATCTTTTTCTAATACTGACAACTAATTTCTCCTATGGACGATAGTGTTCGTTTTTCTTCTTATTCATGGCTTTCATCAAACCACTATAATCTCTTGTTAGGGCATTTACAACATCCTCACCGACTTGTTCAGAATTAACACCTCGTGCTTTCATGGATTCAATCGCTCCAACCTGTCTTCTCTTTTCCTTACCTTCTGCTGTGTTAGCTATCATGGGATTTCCACCCATCAATTCACTAACCCTATCAGATGTATATGCTCCTCCACCCATAGTTGGATAGGCTCCTTTATCACCTTGTGGTATTCCACCTACGGTTTCGTTCAAAACCTTATTCAGAGCTGAATTTTTTGTATATTCCTTAAACTCTTTTTTCTTAGGTTTTGGTTGGACATACTCTTGTTCTGCTAATTGAGTTAGAGAGGATGAGACTTCATCATTTTGAATGGAACGATTCGCCAAGGCTTTCTTTCCTTCACTAATAAATATCTCATTTACCTGTTTCTTAACTTCCTTACGAACTAATCTTTCTATTATGTTTATTAGTTCTTTCTTTTTCATCATAGACTCCTATTCTATTTTAAAGTAATGGAACCCCAGTTACAGGTACCGTTACCGTTGCTGGTGCTACAATTGTTGCTCCAGTAAACACTATACTTTTAAAAGATGTATGTATGATTGTTGCCATCAATTCACAGACATCCGCCTGACTTGCTCCACCCATACCGAGTGCCGTAACTGGTGCTAATATCGGTGGAACAACCATCACACAAGCTCCTGCTCCTGTCGTTGTTCCTGCTATATTGGAGAACAAAGTAAATGAACTTGCCACATACGCAACTATTCCCGCAGTCAAGGGTGTCATGGTTGGGTCGCCTGAAAGGAAACTACCATTTATCACAGTTTGTAAAGCTCCTTGACCAACTCTGGCTGTCTTGACTTTGGCGGTTGGAGCTGCTGGTAATTCTGCATCTTCAGCGTATTTTACTATAGCCTCGGCTAATCCTTGTGCCGATTCAGATCTACTTCCACCTTCTTGTTGTATCTTATTATAATTATCAGTTATTTCTTTTTGAAGTTTATTTTTACTCAGCATTATACCACACCCGCTGGGCCATCATTCGATTTTGTTAGTATATTACAAATCCTTGCTCTTATTGTTTCAACTCCAACTTCCCAAGCACTTATTGCTGCCTGATTGGTTGGGCCACTACTGATTGGGCCACTTGGGCCGGCACCAGTTGCTATACCTGTCAAACCCATAATCGTACTTCCCAATTCAACAAATGAATTACAAATACTATCCAATAAATCTGCCAACTCCTCACCATAAACCAAATGCTGTTCCTTGACATCATCACGACCTTTGACATAAATTACTGCTTCATCATTACTACCACCAATTTTAAAGTAACTTCCATTATGGGTGTAAAGTCCAGCACAATCATCAAGGTGTACATTAGCACCCTTACAACTTTCCAAGTGTGCCTTATCATCAAGTGATAAAAAGGATGGACATTCACTTGATAGATAAATCGTATCGGAACCACCTTCTTGACCACCCTCACCTAAATCCAATCTTGAGTTACCAGGTGTGATTAAACTGATACCACCAGGTTTTAAATCGATGGTCGTAGCCCCGCCTGAGTTGATATTCAAACCATCATCTGCATCAACGGTAAATGCTTTCTTGGTTGAGAATCCAATACCATCATGACTGAATCCAAGTATCTTACCTCGTTTGGTATTGAATGTAATTCTATCTGAATTAATTGTAATCTGTTTTCCACCAAGATTAGGTTGGTCGTCTTCATGAAAAGATGACATATATGAGTGGTCGTCAGCATTTGTTTCTTCGATATCAAGATTAACCTTTTGGTCTGTAGTCATCCATATAGAACTTCCATCTGAATTGATATTTTCTTCTACGGGTTTATAATCCGTATCTTCAATTTCTTGCTTTAAATTTTGTTCATCAAATAATTGAGCATCTGTGAGTTGTCCTGCCCTAATTAAAATATTTGGTGAGTCTTGGGTTGATGGTTCATCCCCATGTGCTCCCTCGACAATAGCACTTCCGAATCTGATGGATTGTCCGAATCTACCTTCGAAGGTCATATCACCCTCTCGTGGTAATAATCTTCTTATCTTATCATCATTACCAACTTCGGTATTGACCTCAAAGAAATCATATAGAAAATCATCATCAATCATCTTTTGGTCTCTGATTCCACTCGTACCTGGTGCAATATTGGCGTTGATACTATTGAGTAATGGAACAACAGGTAGATAGAAGTTTGTTCCTAAATACTTGACCACGACAACATGCTCGTTTCTCAAAGGCATCTTTGTCATATTCATATCGAGTGGTTGATATATTTTTAATTTGGTAAGAGTTTTGTCCTTTTCAGATTGATGAGGTCTGGCCTTTATACAACCCAACAACCCCCATATCTTTTGACCATTTTCATTCTCAGGTAACTTATCCTCGGCATCAAAAACTTCTAAGACTTCAGCTATCTCAAGTTCATAGTATTCCCAACCCTTTGGATTTTGTGTATTTGATTTTATTAATTGACGGACACGACCTTGTGTTGGCACTCCACTACCATCTTTATCATATATGGTTTTATTTGTGCTCGTATCGGAATAGTCTGAGCTAGGTGTCCAATGACCCATTTAGTTTCCTTTGACTTCTTCTATATCCTGCGTAATTTCATCTGTTTTTGTCTGTAAATCAACTACAACATCATCAATACTTTTCAGTAATTGTTCCTTTTCTCTATCAGATAATCCAAACTCGGCTTCCGAACCACCTTTGTTTTCGTTGGCTATTATTCTTTGAACAATACCAGCAAGTTTAACGAGTTGTTCATCATTCTTTACATTTATTTCTAAATACTCTTTTATCATAGGAATTAGTTGAACGGCCATATCCCCATCCTTGATGAAACTCGTAACTTCTTTAACCAATACTTCGAGTTGGTGTTTATTATGTTTGGAATTATTATATATATCCTCGAAAAGTGATGATA